TTTGATACCTCTTCTCTTGTTATTTTCAAGTTCTCTTCTTGATCGGTACTTTGGTTCATCGACTCGAACAACAAAAAAGTTTTTCAAGTTGGTATTCATAATACTTTGTCGTGCTTCTTCACGAAGTTCTCGAATTGCGCAATTTTTCACGTTATTTCTTGCAATACAACCACCTCCTAAAAATGTTGTATTTCCTGTTTTTCTGTTTATTCCAACAATGTATTTATTATTAATCATCGGAATGACGTATCCTTTTCTACGAAAGTCTTTTCTCATTTATATACACACTTAAAGTAATTGCGATCACTCTTAGTAACAATGTCGCTCGAACAAACGTACATTACTGTCCCTGGTCAAGTTTACGCATGCATGTCTGTTGTTGGTCCTGAATGTCCTCAGAAAAGTGACAAGTTTGGTCTGAAGATTTACGGTAGTTTTGCAACTCGTGATGAGGCTACAAGTCACGCGAGACGTCTTCAAAAAGATGATGCTACATTTGATATTTATGTTGTCGACATGTACAAGTGGCTTTTAATTCCACCTGATCGTGATCAAATTGAGGATACTCATTACAATGATGAAAAACTCGAAGAGATTATGACCAAATATCGCGAGAATCAGGCTCTTGGTACCAAGATGTTTGAGGAGCGTAAACGTGATATGATGGCCAAACCTCTTCCAGGTGCAATGCCTTACATTAAGCCTGGTGATGAAAACTCCAAGTTTTATAACAAGCCTGATGAAGCTCCGATTAGTCATCCTGCCGAGGTTGTTGAGCGTCTCAAGAAGGAAAGACCCGATGCCAAGATTGAGGATCTCATCAAGGAGGCGGATGTGATTATTGCAGAAGAGATGAAGGAGCGCCAGGCACAGAGAGCGGCGGGCGGCGGAGGTGTAACATTTAATATTAAAACAGATGATGATGTTTCAGAAGCCGGTGCATCAAGTTCTAGTTCTTCTTAAAAAAATAAGAGTAATTAATAATGGGGCTTGTCTCAATAGCAATAAACTTGTTTACAATTTTATTAGTTGCAATAGTTTTTTATATCACATTTCTAGCTTTTAACAAAAGAAAAGTTAGAAATGAAACATGGTTACAGTCATTTAAAAGAGTGTGGTCTTCAGATAAAGAAGTAAATAAAGCACTCAAGGGTCCAACATATGGAAATCTTGGTTCTTTTGTGGGACAAGAATGGGATACTGTGCCTTATGTGCCTATAAAGGATGCAGATAATCAAGACAGTGTAATAGAGTTTATGGATCAATCAAGACCTAATTATGTTGGTACACTTGGAGAACCATATTCATGATGATCGTAAAATAATAGGAGTAGAAATACTTTTACCCATAAAAAATGCTAATAAAACTGCGGAAACAAAAAGAATCCAATGAGTTTTACTCAATTCAGAAAAAACATCAACTTTTTTCTGAGTAACTGGTCTAGGTGGCAATGGAGGTGGTTGTTGATAATAATATCTATCTTGTTGTTGATAAAATTGTTCTTCTTCTTCTTGTTCTCTTTCTCTAGATTGTGGATAAGGCAGTGAATCGTCTATTGGCGCTGGTAATTCTGCATTCATTATTACTTTTAATAGTCTGCATGTGTTTAAGCCTCTTCCTCTTCCTCTTCTTCGGATTCTGATTCTTCGTCATCGTCTTCTTCATCGTCGTCACACACAAAACCCTTTAGATTTCCATTTTCATCGGCATCCTCGTCGTCATCGTCCTCTTCCTCAGAATCTTCCTCTTCTTCAAAATCCTCATCAGAGTCATCTCCCTCATCTGAATCGTATTCATCTGGTGCAAAATCATCTGTTACCGTTTCAACGGGTACATATTTTTCAGGTGCCTTTGAAACACGTCCAGAGCGAGTAATGGTAACCATTTATAATAACTGCACATATTTTTTTAAGTACTTTCTAACCAATATTCGAAATCTTCATATATAATAACACGATCGGTACCATAAGGTTCCTTTATAGACTGATACTTGTTAAAAAGTTCCAAATACATTTACATTTACTTTTTTTTCTTTGGATACAATATTTCGCGTATTTTAGGACCTTCATTCATGTTTAACAAATGTTTACATCCCGAATAATTTTTACAAAACCCTAAGACCCTACCTTCAGTTGTTTCACACATACAAAAACATTTTTGATAAATGTAAGCAGTACCAATCTTGGCATCATAACAAATAATAAGTTTCACATGATTCGAACTATGATTACGTTTTATGTTTCCACAGTACCTCGAAGTTGATTTTATGAGATACTGTTGACCATATTTGTAAAGTGCCAAAACTTTTGTATCCTCATTTCCAACAATGTTCCTTCTAATAAATGTTTCAATAAGTGACAAAACTTCTAAATCATGAACTTCATTTTTAGTTTCAGACTTTGTAAAATCACCTTCTCTAAAACTTTTTTTAACAGGTTGACAAAGAAAAACAAACTCTGGAATCTCAACAACTGTCTTTTCTTGAGTCCGAACTGTTGCTAAAAGTAATCTTTCAATTGTAATTTCTTGATCAATTTGTGATAGTGTTCCATCTTTGTATTCAAAGAGTGGCAAGTACATGCCTTCTGTTTGTTTTCCAGATTCACAATTTGAACATCCAAGACCTTTACATTCAAGGTGACGAGATTTCTTATATGACCAAGGAAGTCGAAACCCGCTGCCTTTTGTTCCTATAGAACCATAAACTGAAGAATCAATTATTTTTGACCAATCTTTTGCCGAATAAATCTTTTCCAAAGTATTGACAATGTGATGCATCAATTGAAGAGCTCCATTTTGATTCACAACAAGTCCGGGCCAGTTGAGATGAACCCCAGTTTTTATTTGTGAATCCTTCTCCTTTGGTTCTGCAACTGAAACAAGTGCTGTGGTTCCTCCAAAAGTACTCACCTTGTCACAAATAATTTTAGAAATGTTCTTTACAGTTTCTATAGAAAGTGGATCATCATCCTTGTAATCTATGTCCATGAAAAAGTTGTACGTTTCAGTTTTTTGTTCTACAACGTAAACCTTTTCATCTGATTTCACAGCTTTGATATACATTTCATAAAAGTCTCGCAATTTATCAAATGGAATTGATAGCACACCGCCATCCATTAGTACATGTGATAAATTTCGTGGGTTGTTAAAACCGTTAGATTGACACCAAGAACGTAACATCTTTACTTGATATTACTGAGCAAATAAACTCTAACTGAATTTGAAAAATCTACTGAGTGACCACGTGTCGTCGTCACTGTCCTCTTGTTTTACTGGTTCTGGTGATTCAGTTTTAATTGCTATAAGTAAATCTACAACTTTTAGATTATAGAGTTCCTTGGCCTCTGGAGACTCTGGATCCCATTTACGAAGCTGGCACAATTTGTTTACAAAGTGAACTTTATTCTTCATTACATTGTTCTAATGTTAAAATTCTGTGTTTTTGACGAGTTTATTAAATCATAAAACTTTGGATTATCAATTATATTATTAATAATTAACTTCCAACGATTCTTTTTGTTGAACTCTTCGAGTGTATCAAAAGATATATCATCGTTTTCATCGTAAGCCTTTTTTATACGAAGACCATCTTTTTTATTAATTTCCATGCGTGCTTTATTCAAGTGAAAATCCTGAATAATTTTAGCTTGTTGTTCTGGTGTAATGTTTAATTTGATAAGATACACATGATAAATAAGATTTACAATGATACCTTCAAACTTGTCTTTTTTTTGTTCTTCTGGAGATCTATAGGAACTTTCAAATTGAAACTCTGTAAACTCTCCGGTCTTTATGTTTACTGCACCTCGAGTCTCTTCTTCAAGTTCTCGAAGTCCACATTTAAGAGGATTGTCCACCTCTGATTTTTTGCACCCACCCGTCACAAAGATCCACTCTTGGTGACGACTGTCCCGCACTGTTAAAAACTTTGGATTACCAGTATCAGACGGTATTATAGGAATAATTATTGCCTTGTGACGTGTCTCAAGGCGGTAACTCATCGAGTCTACTATGTAACTACAATTTATTGCTCAGAATCATCCGCGATGGCAGCTGTCGTAGAAGTCGCGGGAACTTGAACCTTTTCCTTTTTCAAAATTGGTTTTGGTGGGGTGATCACTGCTTGTTGATTCACAGGTAATGGTAC